TACCTGGTATATTTGCCTGTATCGTATTAAATTCTACTTTAGGTATCTTAATACATTGAAACCTAAACTTTGTAGGATCCGCATAATCCAGATTACTAACTTGTTTACTTGCTAATGTTGTAGTTGTCATATTAGTATTTATGCATAAAAAAAGGGCGGAAAAACCGCCCCTTTAATCCAGTATTTGGTAATAACTTACATTAAGTTAGTTACTTTAACCATTCTGTAATATACGTTAGCTTGATCTGTTCCTACGTCAGTAGTTTGTGCAGAACTTTCCGCAAATGGATTTCTAATTAGACCATATCTAGTTTTGAAACCAATTTTTGGTTGGAATGTACTTTCGCCAACAGCACGAACCATTTGTAGTGGAACGTATGGGCAATAGAACATACCAGCATCATACGGTGAAGTTCCTTTATAACCAACAGTAAAGTATTGAGCCGCAGTATTATTACTTGCATATGGATCAATGTATACTTTATATCTACCGTTTAATGTACCAGCAAAAGTATTACCAGTATCGTCAACGTTTAGACTGTTGTTTAATGCAGGTGCATAGTCAAGTATGCCTGCCATTTGTAAAGCAGAAGCAACGTCAGAAGAACAGATAAGGATATTACCTTTTCCTCTACGAGTTTCTTGTGCAATTACGTTAGCGTCTCTTTCAACTTGAAACATAAGTCCTTTAAATTTTTCAACTGACCAACGACCGTTGGAATCTGTATCTAAATCAAAAGTACCTGCTGTAGTTGTATTAACACCAGCACCTTTTTTAGCTTTTTCATAAATTGTTCTAACTACTTCCCTATTGATCTCCCCAAGGATCTCAGCAGATAGGATGTTAGCCAATTCTGTTTCAGCATCTAAGCCGTGAACGGCTTTCAAGTCTTGAGCTAATTCCATTGTATACTCAGCTTTTAACTGCCTAGTTTTAGCAGTTACAGTTGATTTTTCAATAGAGAAAGCCATTTCAGCAAAAGATGAAGAAGCTTCAGCAGTTGCAGTTGCAATACCTGTACCAGTAGTAACTGATGTAGTAGTATCGTTCATTAGACCTGGGTTTAGAGATGCTGACATAGTACCAGTACCACCAAAGTCTGAATCTGGTTCGTTAAATAACGCTTCAGTTCCAGAGTTGGAAGTAAATCTGCTTTTCATTGCAAAGATTAGACCAGTTGGTCCAGTCATTGGTTGAACACCGCAGATATCATAAGCGATTAAGTTAGGCATAGCACGTCTAACAAGTGAGATTAGGATTGGATCCCAGTTTGCAACCGCGCTGTCACCAGTTACGTTTGCAATCTCACCCAAGAATGCTTTGTCTTCTCTAGCCGCTTTTTCTTGGTTTTCCAGGATAACAGCAGTAACAGCTCTTTTGTAAGGGTTATCTATTTTTGGTAGATCACCATGATTAAGAACTGGAGACCACTTTTCCTGTAAGTTTTCAGAATTAAACATTTTGTTTATCTCTCCTCTTATTTTTATGTGTTGTAGATGTCTCTACTTTTACCCCTACTAATAGCAGCCGTATACTTTGACATGCTGTCTGACATATCTAATACTGTGTTACCATCGTTGGATTCTTCTTTAATAGTGTCTACATTTTCAGTTCCTTTTGGTGCTTCTTTTTGTGCGCCAAAATAACTTTCTTTGATAGTTTCTAATTTTTTCTTGTACTCATCAGCACCGTCAAAACTAATATCTGCTACCAATGACTTAATCTTTTCTTTTTCAGTATCAGCAAGTCCATCAACTGTTTCTTCAAAGATTTCGTCTTTTGTATAACCATCAATAACCTTTTTATCATCAATAGATTTATTAGTCATTTCATTAACTTTACCTTTTAATTCTTCGATTTCTTTTTCTTTAGCGTCTAAGATATCGTATTTTTCATCAGGTATATCAATGTAATGATCTTCAAATAATTGTTTTAGTCCACCAATAAAGTCTTCAGCAATTTCGCCTTTAACACCTTTTTCAATAGCTAATTCATTATCTGCCATCCATTGTTCTACAACATAGTTAAGGTAATTATCAACTTTACTTGTTAATTCATCCTTAGCTTCTTTTTTTGCTTCAGTTAATTCAGTTTCGTATTCACCTTCTAATCTTTCGATTTCAGATTTTACTTTCGATTTAACGGCAGCTTCAAAAATTGTTGCAGCTTTTTGTTTAAACTCTTCGGACAAAGTTTCATCACCAGAAACTAAAGCGTCAACGTCAGCAGATACGTCAATAGATTTTACTCTATTATCAACTGCTTCTTTTTTAACTTTCTTACTTTCTTCGGCTTCTTCTTCATCATCTTCTTCATCATCACCGTTGCCATTTATAGCATCCATGATTTTTTTGTAAGACGCCTGAAGATCAGATTTTTTATGTTTACCCAAACCATCATAGATAGATTGGATTATGCCAGATTTAGTTTTTGGCACTTCCATAATTTCATCTTCATCTTCTTTGTCTGCTTCTTTTTCTTTATCGTTTTCTTTATCATCTTCTGGTTCAGCCTGTTCTTTAGTTACTTTTTCAGACTTCTCACCAGCGCCAGCACCTTTCGTAGGAGCAGATGAATCCTTTTTACTCTTTGCAGAAGCTTTAGTTTGACCAGGTTTATCGTCTGGTTTAACTAATGCAGGACCCAAATCGTCATAGTCCCCTGCTTTTGTCATAGGTTCTGCTTTAGCAGCACCTTTTTTAGGAGCATCTTGAGCTTCGTCTACACCCTTAGGAGCTTCAGAAACGGTTTCTTGATCGTTTTTGATTTCTTCAGCCATTTTTATTTTCTCTCCTCTATTTCGAAATAGAAATTTGCGTACTACTATTTATTATTTTACTAATTTCTTCATAAAAGCGTCAAAGGCATGCGCCTCTAATTTTGTCTTACGTTGTCTAGCTTCACGCTCAATCTGTTCTTTGATTTCAGAAACATCTTGTTCTTTAATGATTCCGTTATCCCAAACCCATTCTTTTCCTTCCATAACACCTTGTACAAATGCTTGTGGAGCAGATGGATCTGCAACTATATCAGCAGCGGTTGCTAAGTAAAAGTCTGATTTTACATAGTTTGTTCCGCCCCTATTCTCCAAAGAGCCCATGCCTCTGGAAGAAACTCCTAATTGTGCGCCTTCATTTATAAGGCTTTTTACAATCTTGCCATAAGGTGTATCAGTCACTTTCGCTTCACCAACATAATTACCTTTTCCATCACCATCTAGTGAAGTAATTATATGTGATACCCTTTCTAAATTAACAGTTGGTCCATCAGGATGTCCTAATTCACCAAATGCTCTTTTTTTAGCAATAAATTCTTTATTATAACGTCCAACTTCTTTCTCTAAAACTTCTTGTGGGTAAACACGTCCATTACGGTTCTTTACGTTTGCTTGCATAAAGATACCCTTTATGTAATGCTGTTTACCGTTTTCTTTTTCCTCAACAATATATTCGCAATCGTTGATCTCTTCCCTAATTAATTTCATACGTTTTCCCCTATTGTTCTATTTATGTTAACGAATTTCTAAAATGATAGTATAACTATCACCATTAACGAAATTGTGCGTACTAAACAATATATCACCTGTTGGAGACGTAGCATTATTCGCTATTTGTATTGCTGGTGTCTGTAAGTCTATTGTTCCATGTCCTGACAAATATAAAGCCGTTGCATTTGTTGAACCTTCAAACAATATTTCTACTGAACCTTTAGGGTCCGTAGTATTAATACTATGGATAACTCGAGCAATCTTTGTAGAGGTTGACAAGTGGTTTAAGGACGCACTTGTCATTTTCTCTACTAAACTTTCTCCAGTACCATCACTTTTATTAGTGAATTTCATTACCGTTTTAGATCCGGAAACGTCAGCAATAGTTTGTGTTGTTACTGTATCAGCCATTATCTTGTTTGTCCTGAATAGGTGTAACCTTTTGCTTTAGTTACTTCTATTATTATTGTACCTGTAGCCGCACTTGCATTTGTTATTTTAATATCTCCTGTGACACCAGAACTTTCTGGATTTGTTATCAATGGTTGTTTACCATGATATCCATACTCACCACTACCATGTAATGATATAGCATGATCATCTGACGTAGCGTCAAACAATAGTGTTATATCACTTGTTGCAGCTGTTGTGTTCCATTTAATACTTCTTATGTGTAGTGTTGGGTTAGAGGAATGTCCTGTTAATGCAGAAGCATCCACACAAACCACAGCACTATTGGTGTCATTGTTAATCTCAAACATTCTTACTGTTCGAGTACCACTATCCACCAGATTTCTTGCATTTACTATAGCCATTTTTACTCTCCTTTATATGGTTAGACCAGTTTCTTTTGTGAAATAGGTTTCTATATCTTTTGGTTGTACTCTATATTTCTTACTTACATCTCTTACAACCTTTGGAAACGTAGTTAAAACTTTTTGTGGCGATTTTGCCATCATATTAAACAAGTCATCAACAGCCTTTTTCAACTTAGGCGCTAATTTTCTATAAGCGGGAGAACGTTTATGTTCGTCCTTTTCTTTAATTGTCGATCTCAGTTGGCTCAGGGTTAACATTTTTTACTTCTGGTTCCTTGTTTAATAAAGTGCCTGCTAAATCTTTTCTTTTTGTATCTAACTCAACACCTACTTTATCTGATAATGCAGCTTTAACTGCTTTTTCCGCTTCAACATTATCACCTTTGTCTAAAGCGTTAATCATATTTTTAGTATCTTCTATACTCATTAAAATCCTCCGTCATCATCTGGTTTATCTGGCATATCTGCCTTTTCTTTATCAATAGTTTCTTTTTGTTGTTCTATTTCTTCGTCACTCATTTTAAGTATATTCTTCATTGTCCAATCTTTTGAATAGACATTACCTATCATTTCACCATCTTTCATAGCACGATAAATCTCCATACGCTCTTTAAACATTTCACTTTCTTTTATTTCCGCAAAATATCCATCATTAACATATTCATACTTAATAGTCTGTGATAAAGAATTTTCCCAATCTTCTATAGTAATAACACCTATTTACCTCAGTAGATCGACCTAGTTGCAAACCACCTGCTGCTTCACTATCTAATCTACTATATGGTACGTTTAACGATTGATACAATTTCTTTTGGAAATACTTGATATCATCTATCTCACCTAAATTTGATCCACCAGGTAATGTAGTAATTTCTGTTCCTCGACCTCCCTCACGTCTTGGTAACCAAAAGTCTTCTAACATACTCATATATTTTCTATCGTCTCTAATCTCTCCTGTTGAGGCGTCATATACAAGTTTGTTTCTGTATCTATTCATTACATCTTTGAGATATTGTTCTGCTTTAGCTTTAGGCAAATTACCTACATCAATGTAAAAAATTCTTCTTTCAGGTGCCCTGGATATACGATAGATAACAACACTATCCTCTATCATTCGCAACTGATTAACTGATTTAATTGCCTTATGTAAATAAGACAATACTAAATTCTTTTGTTGATCTACTAATCCACTAACACAAAAAGCAATACTATCTTTTGAGATTTTTAATCCTTGAGTTGATACTACACTAGGTGCAACACCTTTTTCATTATATAAATAAAATTCTTCAAACTCAATAACATCAGGTTTATTAACATCTAATGGTGCAAATTCAGCACCAGGTTTGTTTTTTGGTGCTCTTACTTTTTTAATTTTTCGTGGATCAATATATCGTAATTCTGTTAATCCTAGTTTAGTATTTTTTGGATCTATTACTTTATGATATACAATTCTTCCATCTACGTACCATCTTCTAAAGATATCATGCCCTTTTTGTTCAAATTCCAATAAACGAATAACATTTCTAAATTC